GTTCCCGTCTACGGACAGTTGCCTGTTCTTCCTTGGTTAACTCTATGGACATAAAAAAAGCCCTTTAGGTGTGGCATAGTCGCACCCCCCGAAAACTCAGAGGCTATACCACTTCTAAAAGGCTTCACTTGGTGCGATCAAGTTGTTTCATTGTATCAGGGTTTTCCCTATTGTTCAACAATACAAAATAGTTGATAATTGTGTCGGGACTTCCCCATTGTGGACAAAAGTAATGATTCAAGAGAAAAAACCCCGTGGTAGACCTAAAGGTTCTTCCAACAAGAAATTCTCCCTTACCAGTTTTGCTGATAAGCCAGAACTCATTACCCTCCCAAAGACTGAGACTGCCCAACTCAAAGAACTCAAGAATCTACTGATAAACAGCGCAGGAACTAGAGTTGTCCACAAAGCCGTGGAAATCGCCTTGAATGACGATCACCCTGCCCAACTAGCCGCCATCAAACTCTGCATGGATAGGATGCTCCCTGTCTCCATGTTTGAGAAAGAAGGTAAGCAAAGATCGGCTGTTAATATTACGATTACAGGAATTGGTGGCTTAGAAATAGAACAACCACCTGTTGACAATGTAGAGGATGCTAGTTACACTATGAAGAATAGTGAACAGGAATAGCAATGAAAGCAACTCTCAGCCTAGATGTTTTAAAAAACAATGTTACATACGATAAAGATACTGGCATTTTTATAAGGACAAAGACTCATCCAAAAAGAAAGTATTTGGCTGGATCAGTAACTGGTGTTTCTAGGCCAGATGGATATGTCCAAATAATGATTGAAGGTAAGTTGTTCCTTACTCATAGACTTGCTTGGCTATATGTTTATGGTGAACTTCCAAAAAACAATATTGACCATATCAATGGGATAAAAAATGACAATAGGATTGAAAATCTTAGGGATGTAAAACAAGTAACCAATGTTCAGAATTTAAAAAAAGCAAGAAAATCAAGTGTTTCTTCAAATAAACTTGGTGTAAGTTTTGCCAATAAAGGTAAAAACATTGACAAACCATTTCGGGCAAGAATTGTTGTAGACCATAAAGAAATACACTTAGGCACATTCTCAAACGAAGACGAGGCACATGAAGCATACCTTTTGGCTAAAAGAAAATACCATGAAGGTTGCACAATATGACTGATCTAATCACAGGTATTGGGGAGGTTTCCCATGCCCAAACCATAGACGCAGAAGATGTAGAGGATAAAAATGGATAACCTAGTAAAAATGTATGGAATGAGAACTCCTTACAAATCAGAGTTAGATTTCTTCAAAGGAAGACCAGAGGTTGCTGGAATGGCGACTGAGGATAACAAGATCATTTTGAACCCCTTTTCCTCGCTTTCTCCGCAAGAAAAGATGGCGGTTGCTAAGAATGAAGCCTTGCGTATCTATATGCGCCTAAACGATGTAAACCCTACCTTTGACTTAACAAAAGCCCAAAAGTCCATGTTTATAGGGACAGAGTACGAAAAAGACCCTCTTTCTGCCAAACAAACCATTCTGGCAAGGATTCTTTCGGGCGATCCGTCTGCAAAAGATGCCACATTAGATCAAACACTTGAGGCGCAAAAACTGCAAGAACAAATCATGCAGTCAATGAAAAAGTAATGTCTGACCTCAATTTCTCCCTTCTACCTTGGCAAAAGACTGTTTTTGAAGACCCGACTAGGTTCAAAGTCATTGCCGCAGGGCGTAGATGCGGTAAGTCTAGGATGGCGGCAATCACCCTACTTATTGAAGCCTTGCGTTGCCCTGCTGGTTCGGCTGTCTTGTATGTCGCCCCCACCAATGGTCAGGCTAGGCAGATTATTTGGCAAGTTTTAATGGAATTAGGAAGGGAGGTTATCCAAAATGCCCACATCAACAACCAAGACATTACCACCATCAACGGAGCAACCATCTATGTCCGAGGAGCAGACAGACCAGACACGCTACGTGGCGTTTCACTCACCTATGCAGTCCTCGATGAAGTCGCAGACATCAAGCCCGAAGCATGGGAACAAGTTATCCGAGCCTCCCTCTCCGACAAAAAAGGAAGAGCCATGTTCATCGGAACGCCCAAAGGAAGAAACTGGTTTTACGATTTGTTTAGATTGGGCGAGAGCGCAGAGGACAAAGACTGGAAGTCTTGGCATTTCACAACAAAAGACAACCCCCTGATCGACCCAACTGAGATTGAGTCTGCCAAAAAGACCCTCTCCACCTTTGCTTTCAAGCAAGAATACATGGCATCCTTCACCAACGCAGGGAGCAACATATTCAAGGAAGAATGGATCAGATACGGGGAAGAACCACAACAGGGAAGTTACTACATTGCGATTGACTTGGCTGGCTTTGAAGAAGTGGCAAAACAGGCAGGAAACGCCAAGAAACGCCTAGATGAATCGGCTATTTCCGTGGTCAAAGTGACTGAAGACGGGAAATGGTGGGTAAAAGAGATAGTTCACGGTAGGTGGGACATCAGGGAAACGGCATCTAAGATACTGTTGGCGATGAGGGATTATCGTCCTATTGCGGTGGGGATAGAGCGTGGAGCATTAAAAAATGCAGTTTTGCCGTATTTGAGTGACTTAATGCGTAAAAATAATGTATATTCGCACATAGTTGACTTGACGCATGGCAACAGGAAAAAGGCTGACCGAATTATTTGGGGTCTCCAAGGGCGTTTTGAGCATGGGCGCATCATCTTAAATCAGGATGGAGATTGGGACGTTTTCCTTGACCAACTTCTACTATTTCCATCGCAAGGCGTTCACGATGATTTGCCTGACTCATTGAGTTACCTTGACCAATTGGCTGTCACCTCCTACTTTGAAGGAGATGAAGACGAAGATTGGCAACCGATTGACATAATCGCAGGTGTATAGGTATGGCAGATAGCACGATTTTGGGCTTATTTTCAGATATGCTCCCTTCTAGGGGATTGGGAATTGCGCCCTATGGTGTTAGATATAGCGAAACAGTTAAAGACCCTTTTTCTCCCAAAAGACATGGATATTTTGGTGCAATACAAAGCGCAGAAGGATTGCCAATTACAGAACTTTCCTCTGCATTTGAATTAAATGGACAAGTAATTAGACATCCATTGGTTGTTCCAACATTGACAGCAGAAGAGATTTCCCTTCTACAATCGGGAAAAGAACCAACTCAAAGCATTTATGACAAAGCACAAGCATGGGCAATTCAAAGGTTAAATAAGGGAGAAAACCCATTTGCTACAACGCAAGATGTTCGTTTCCCATTACCAGAAGCAAATCCAATGTATCGTGACCCTTTTGTAGACTCAACAAGGTAACCTATGGCAAACGAACAAAATATGGAACAAAACGACTTTGTAGAACCCACAGAATCAGACAAAGAATTAGTCTCTTTCGTGGTTGACCATTGCGACAGATGGCGTGACTACCGAGATAGCAACTACCTAGACGCTTGGACAGAATATGAGCGCATCTTCCGTGGAGAATGGGCAGAACAAGACGCTACACGGGAATCTGAGAGAAGTCGTCTGATCACCCCAGGCACTCAGCAAGCCGTGGAAACCCGTCACGCTGAAATCATGGAAGCCATCTTTGGTCAAGGCGAGTTCTTTGACATCAAAGACGATATTCAAGACTTAGACGGCAACCCCCTAGATGTTGGCAAACTGCGTGAGCAACTCATGGAGGATTTTGCCAAGGACAAGGTAAGAAAATCTATCGACCAAGCGGTTTTGATGGGAGAAATCTATGGCATTGGCATAGGTGAAATCATTGTCAAGACTGAAAAAGAGTATTACCCTGCCACTCAGCCAATTATGGGGATGCCCACACAGGCGGCAATCGGAGTGATGGAAAAAGACCGCATTTCTGTGCGGATTAACCCAATCAACCCAAAGAACTTCCTGTTTGACCCCAATGGAACAAGCGTAGAAGACTGTATGGGTGTGGCAGTAGAGAAGTTTGTCTCTATCCACAAGATTGTCCAAGGCATAGAGGCAGGTGTTTACAGGAAAGTAGACATCAATACCGATCCTGAAGATGCCGACTTAGAGCCAACCCAAGAATCCACCCAATACAAGGATCAAAAAGTCCGTTTGTTGACTTACTATGGACTTGTCCCAAGGGAATACCTTGAAAACACAGAAGAACAGAAGGATATTGTTGAACTTTTCCCAGAAAACTCTGTGGCAGAGGAATACACAGACTTAGTTGAAGCGATTGTGGTCATTGCCAACGAGTCATTACTCCTAAAGGCAGAACCAAACCCCTACATGATGAAGGATCGTCCTATCATCACCTTCCAAGCCGATACTGTGCCAAACAGGATTGTGGGAAGAGGAACAGTAGAGAAAGCCTACAATATGCAAAAGGCAACGGATGCCCAAATCCGTAGTCATTTGGACTCCCTAGCCCTGACAACTAGCCCCATGATAGCGATGGATGCGACTAGATTGCCACGGGGTGCTAAGTTTGAGGTCAAGCCTGGCAAGGCAATCCTCACCAATGGCGCACCTAACGATATTTTGATGCCTTTCAAGTTCGGTACAACCGATCAAGGCAACATTGCCACCGCTACTTCCTTCCAAACCATGCTCTTACAGGCTACTGGAACGTTAGATTCCCAAGGATTAGTCTCTGCCGTAGCCCGTGATGGTGGTCAAGGCGGTATGTCTATGGCGATTGCCTCCATTATCAAGAAGTACAAGCGCACTTTGGTGAACTTCCAAGAAGATTTCTTGATGCCGTTCATCAAAAAGGCGGCTTTCCGCTATATGCAATTCGATCCAGAGCGTTACCCTTCTGTGGACATGAACTTTGTACCAACGGCAAGCCTTGGAATCATTGCCCGTGAGTACGAACAACAGCAATTTATTGGTCTATTGCAGACTTTAGGGCCAAACACCCCTGTGATGCCTCTGATTCTCAAGGGAATTATTGGCAATAGTTCGTTTACTAATAGGTATGAACTGATGGATGCGTTGGACAAGATGAGCCAACCCGATCCACAAGCCCAACAATTGCAACAAGCCCAACAACAATTGGCGTTACAAGCGGCACAGGCTCAGATTGCGGTCAGTACGACTCAAGCAGAGCAAAATAGGGCTGATGCGACTAAGACAATGATAGAAGCACAGTTGTTGCCACAGGAAGTTCAGGCAAAAGTGACTAACTCTATGACTCAAAATTTGCCAAACTCAGATGAAGCGGCAAGTCGTGAGTTTGATAAGAGGGTTAAGATAGCCGAATTGATGCTCAAAGAAGCAGACATCAAGAACAAATCCAAGATTGTTGAAATGCAGATGGCAGACAAGCAAAACAAAGTGCAAGGAATGGAGCAAGACTTCCTTGATCAACTGACAAAACAACTATCTTCAACCCAATCAAAGGGTGAATAATGGATATTGAAAGCCTAGCCAAGGAGTTAATCCTCAAAAACATGAATCCTGAACAGCAATTGGCTGTTTTGGATGGGATTAAGGCTTCTGTTGCCCAAGCCAAAGAAGTTCAAAAGCAACGCATTGGCGAAAATGTGGGTTTAGTCGTAGATGCACTAAAACGCATTGAATCAGACATTCGTGCTAGGTACGATGAAGTTGGAAATGCCATTGAACAACGGGTTGCCTCTATCAAAGATGGTAAAGACGGCAAAGACGGAAAGGACGGACGCAATGGCAGGGACGGGCGTGACGGAAAGCAAGGTGTTCAAGGAAATAGTGGCAAAGATGGCAGAGATGGGCGTGATGGGGTGGACGGGGTTGATGGTGTTAGTGTCACCTCTGCTCGTATCGATTTTGATGGTAGCCTTATTATTGGGTTGTCTAGTGGTGTTGAACTCAATGTTGGTGAAGTTGTTGCTCCTGACCTTGCGGAATCAATCAAAGTTATTACCAATGGCGGTGGTACTTCTCAGTCTGTACTTGATACTCTAGCCTCCCTACAAACTCAGATAAACAACCTGATTCCTAGCCAAACAGGGAATTCAGGCAAGTTCTTGACAACCAATGGAAGCGCACTTTCTTGGGCTTCTGTGGCTGGTGGTTTGTCTTACCAAGGAACATGGAACGCAACCACCAATACTCCAACCCTAGCATCTAGCACAGGTACAAATGGTTACTACTATGTAGTATCTGTTGCTGGTTCTACCAACCTTGATGGCATTACGGATTGGAAAGTAGGCGATTGGCTGATATTTAATGGTTCTACTTGGCAAAAGATTGACCAATCGGAAACATTACAGACTCTTACATCCAATGATGCAAGTGTCACGATTACCACCACCAATTCCAATGATGATTTGGCGGTTTATTCTTCCCCAAGAGTGATTGCGACTGTTCGTAATGAGACAGGTGCTACGCTTACCAAGGGAACTGTTGTCTACATAAATGGCGCATCAGGAAACAAACCAACTGTCACAAAAGCCATTGCTTCTGGCGACCCAACATCTGCCCAGACTTATGGACTTATCTTTGCTGACATTGCCAATAACAACAATGGAAGTGCCATCCTCTCTGGTGACATTTCAGGATTGGATACCTCTGCGTTTACCGCAGGGACTCAGTTATATCTAAGTTCTACAACGGCTGGTACATACACATCCACCAAGCAATATGCCCCAAATCACCTTGTTTACATAGGTGTAGTTAGCCGTAGCCATGTTAATCAAGGGTCAATTGAGGTCAAGATTCAAAATGGTTACGAGTTAGAAGAACTCCACAATGTCTCGGCTCAGTCCCCAAGCAACGGACAAACGCTGATCTATAACACTTCTACCTCTTTGTGGGAAAAGGCAAACTTAACCGCAGGAACAGGCATAAGTGTCACCAATGGTGCAGGGTCGATTACTGTTGCCAATACGGGGGTGACTTCTGTATCGGGAAGTACGGGAAGGATTACTTCTTCTGGTGGCGCAACCCCTACCATAGACTTGGCAAGCGGAATTGTGACCGCAGGGACTACTGGTTCTTCTACCTTGATTCCTGTCATCACAGTTGACACTTATGGACGGGTAACAAGCATCACAACTGCGTCTAATCCTCAAGGAACAGTTACTTCTGTCACAGGAACATCTCCATTAGCGTCTAGTGGGGGTGCTACTCCAGCGATTAGCCTATCAAGTGGCTATGGAGATACTCAGAATCCCTATGCGTCTAAGACTGCTAACTATGTTTTAGCCTCGCCCAATGGAAGCGCAGGAGTACCGACATTTAGGGCGATAGTTGCCGCAGATATTCCTACGCTGAACCAAAACACTACGGGAACTGCAAGCAATGTGACAGGAACTGTGGCAATTGCCAATGGTGGAACAGGACAAACTACTGCAACATCTGCCTTCAATGCACTTGCTCCAAGTCAGACAAGCAATTCAGGCAAATACCTCACGACTGATGGAACGAACACAAGTTGGGCGACAGTCAATGCAGGTGCATCGCTAAGTAACGACACATCTACATCAAGCAATTTGTATCCTTTGTTTGCAAGTGCAACAACAGGAACGCCAACGACTATTTACACAAGCAATGCCAAGTATTTGTATAAGCCAAGTACGGGTGAGTTGAGTGTTAATGCGCCTGTGGCAAGCAATGGCATATTTGTAAACAATGCAACAGTTGGGACAAGTTACACAATTGCTAGTGGATACAACGGACACTCGGTTGGGCCTGTAACTTTGGGGTCGGGGGTGGCGGTAACTGTCGCATCAGGCCAACGCTGGTTGGTCTTATAAAGGATAAGCATGGCAGATTTAGTTCTCTCAGGAAACACATCAGGTGCTATCACAATCAGCGCACCCGCAGTTGCTGGTACAAATACACTAACACTTCCAGCACAGACAGCAACTTTAGCCACACTAACTACTCCATCGTTTGCAACAACCATTGGTGTTGGAGGTGCTACTGCATCGGCTAGTGGTGCTGGTATATCTTTCCCCGCAACTCAATCTGCATCATCTGACGCAAACACACTAGATGATTATGAGGAAGGGACTTGGACACCAGTACCAGCCCCAGTTTCAGGTTCAATTACTTCTTATACAACAGCAAATACTTCTTATACAAAAATTGGTCGTTTTGTTCAAGCAACCGCTAGAGTAACAATCACCAATGTTGGAACGGCATCATCATATTTAACAATTTCAGGGTTGCCGTTTACCGCTGGTAGCACATTTCAATTGCCTTCTATAGTAAGAGAGGGTGGTTTAACTGGAAATATCTACCAAGGATATATTGATGGTGGTGGCACTACGGTTACGGTTCAAACTTTAACTGGGTCTGCCCCAACATATTCAAATAATATGTCTTTGTCACTAAATATGATTTATTTTGTATAAGGAACACACCATGTCACTAACCAAAACAACCACAGTTGACCAAATTACAGTTACAGAAAACGGTTTCGTTCTATATCGTGAAGCCACACGCATCATGGAAGATGGCAACGAGATAAGCAAGACATTCCACCGCAGTAGCCTTGCGCCTGGGCAAGACTTGACTGGTCAACCAGAGCAAGTCGTGTCTATTTGCAATGTAGTGTGGACACCAGAAGTTATTTCTGCATACCAAGCACAAGTTGAAGCACAGGCAACAGAATGAGTACCATATCATCAGGAACAACCTCTACCACCACATTAGTCCATAGTGGTGACACGACAGGCTCACTTGTTTTCAAGACAAATGACACGGGTTCTGGCGGTACAACTGCTATGACTATTGATACCTCACAGAATGTGGGGATTGGTACTACTACACCAGCACAAAAACTTCATATTCAGCAAACATCTGCCGCTTCTTCTTTAACGCAACTGGTGTTGCAAAATGCAGATAACACAACAGGAACAGGAAGTGCTTTAGGGTTTGCAAATCACACATCAAGCGGTCTTTTAACTGGAAAAGTTGAAGGTGCTATTGATGGGGCTAATTCTTATTCAATGCGTTTTTACACCTACCAAAGTGGTTTAAATGAGCGTATGCGTATCGACTCTAGCGGTAACTTGCTAGTGGGGACTACAAGTGCAGATGCTAAATTTGTTGTTAGCGGTTCTGCAACTTCTGGATGGGGGGCAAGACTACTTCAATCTGCGGGTTCTGGAACTCCCCAAGGTTTACAAGTTGTTGTTGGTCAAAATTCATCAAATGAAGTTTTTCAATGCGCCCAAGGAACTTCTTTTACTAGTCCTACGAACTTATTCAAAGTAACAGGAAATGGACTTATAAATACTGGAACAGCAACAAGTTCTCCATATAACAATACAACTGCTTCTGCCGCAAACATGGTTGTTACTAGTGCTGGAGATTTGCAACGCTCTACATCATCTCTTAAATACAAAAAGAATGTTCAAGATGCAACACATGGTCTTGCCGATGTGTTGAAACTACGAGCAGTCACATACGAGGGCAAAGCAGAAACCGATGTTGGAAAGACCTTTGGTGGTTTGATTGCAGAAGAAGTCCACGATGCTGGCTTAACAGAGTTTGTGCAATACGCAGAAGATGGAACACCAGACGCTTTGGCATACGGCAACATGGTTTCCTTGTGCATTAAGTCCATCCAAGAACTCAAAGCCCTTGTAGATTTACAAGCCACAGAGATTGCAGAACTGAAAGCAAAGGTGGGCGCATGACACCAGAACTTCAAAGGTACTATGAAAGCCGCTTTTCCATGATGGCTACGGACGGGTGGAAGGATTTGATGGAGGATATTGACAACATGATGGAATCGTTGAACAATATTAGTACAATCCCTGACGAAAAAAGCCTACAATTCAAAAAAGGCGAACTTTCCATACTTGTTTGGCTAAAAACCTTGAGAGAGGTCAGTAAACGGGCTTATGAGGAATTAAATGTTGAAAATGTATGATTTTGTCTGCGTTTGTGGACAACTCACGGAGAAATTGGTTGGTTATGAGACAACTCAAGTTCCGTGTGGGGGTTGCGGAGAGGTAGCACTCAAAGCAATCTCTGCTCCGAAGTTCAAGTTAGAAGGGTGGTCTGGGAATTTCCCTAGTGCGGCAAACCAATTTGACCGCATCCATCGTGAAAAACTGAGAGCGGAGCAAAAGGCGAACTCATAAACACTTGTCGAGTTCATGTGTAATCTCCTAGAACCCATTGGTGGCAGGAAAAGGAAACAGTATGTTGATTGACAATCCAGACGAGATGTCTAGCGAGTTAGAGGCAGAAGAAGCGAAGATTCAAGACCAAATTGAAGTAGATGATACTAAGATTCCTGAGAAATATAGGAATAAAAACTTAGAAGACATCATCAAAATGCACCAAGAGGCTGAAAAGTTGATTGGTAAACAGGCTCAAGAGGTTGGAGAAGTTCGCAAACTTGCTGATGAACTCATTAAGCAAAATCTCGGTCAGAAAGTCCAACACGCTGAAGTTGAACCTGAAGTAGACTTTTTTGAGAATCCTCAGAAGGCGATTCAGAGTACGGTGGATAGACATCCCGATGTCTTGGCGGCTAAACAAGCGGCTAGTGACTTCAAAAGGATGCAGATTCAGCAAAAGTTAGCGCAAGAACACCCTGATTATCAGCAAATATCTGCTGATCCAGAGTTCGTAAATTGGGTTAAATCCTCCAATGTACGGATGGCGTTGTATGCGAAGGCTGATGGTGAATTTGACTACGATAGTGCTAATGAATTGTTATCTACCTTCAAACAGTTGCGTGGCGTTAAGACTAAACAAGTGACTTCTGACGCAGAGTCAAATCGCAAGAATAGTCTCAAGGCGGCATCTGTGGATGTAGGTGGATCGGGTGAATCAGGCAAGCGTACTTACAGGAGGGCTGACCTAATTCGGCTAAAAATGACCGATCCTGACAGATACGAGGCACTTTCTGCGGAAATCATGCAAGCGTATGCTGAAGGACGGGTGAAGTAAGTTATTGATTCTTAAGGAGAATTAACATGGCGACAGCATTTTCCCCAGCAAATAATACGACCGTAACGACTGCGGCTAATTTCATCCCTGAAATTTGGTCGGACGAGATTATTG